GCCTTCTTTTTAGGCGTCAATTCCTTGTCTGACTTCGTTGGATCTTTGGTTTTCCAGACAGGCTTCTTCATGATCAAGCCTTTCCTTTATTTCTCGCCGAGATGGCTTTTGCCTTGGCCTTGGCATCCGCCTTTGAACTCGCTCCCCACGCTTGCAGCGATAGAAGTAGACGTGTTGGCTGTCCCTTTTCATCCCGTTCTGGCCCCGGCATGTTTCCCATCCGAGCTAAGAATGAAGCACGTCGAGGATTATCGCCAGCCTTCACAGGAGGTTTTAAGTTCATGCCCTCAGCTTTTGCAGATGCGCGGCCTTTGGCATTCAACCCGCCCTTGGGGTTCTTGCCTTCCGATCTCTGCCATGCCGGGGTCTTCGCCATCACACGATCCCACTGATTCCGCGCCGCAGCGGTTTGCCGGGACGCCATGCAAATGCTCGACCGCCCACACCAGCGGCAGTTCCGGCAAACGTCAAACACAGGCTATCCGCCAAGTCGGGCGAACGCATCCCGCGCTTTCTCATTCCGTCCTTGGACTCTACCACTAATTTGCCAGAACTGGAAAACGTGTAGCGAGGGGCGACCAGTTCATGACGCAGCGCCTCATCCCTCGGTAACTTCACCGCCCGCGTCCCCAGCCAATCCTTTACCGAGATCCACAGTTCATCCCGCAGCCGATTGGCATTCGGGTTCATGGCGGAGCTTTCCGACACGTTCACGTCTCTGACGTTGTAGCCCTGTTCGCGCAGACGGTCGGCAACGCCTGATCCGAGCCCGATGGTGTCGACGCAAATCTCGTCTGGCGCATCCATCTTGGCTTCGTTCACAATCGCGCCGACCGTCTGCATCAGATCGAGACCGCCCCACGACTTTATCTCGACAACTACGTTGCCGCGCCGTTTGCAGAGCGCCGTCCGATCTGAACCAAACCTGGCAACGTCCACTCCATATATAATAGGCTCTGACATGGGCACGGTAATATCCCGATCAAAGGCTGCATCGACAAGCTCAGCCGGGATCAGGGTATCATCGTCGCCCAGGGCGAACTCGCCGAGAACGCGGATGCGAAAGGCGTTGGACGCCTCGCCATATGTTGCGGCGATTTGTCGCACAAAGTCTGTTGATACTAGGGGGTTATCCAGACAGCTAACATGCATCCGGTTCCAGTCGGACGCCAGTTCATGGTGCGTCTTGTAGAACAGGCCGGATGACCGGGTGGGGTTCGAGATCATGATGGTTGTGGCGCTATGCCCAGACATGGATCCAGCCGCTGCTTCGAAGACTGCCTCTGGAACGGCAGACGCCTCATCGACCACCAGAAGAACATGCTCAGAGTGAACACCGGCCAGCGCCTCTGGTCTTTCCGCGCTGCTGGTCCTGGCCGATATAAAGCTGCTTTCAGGCGCA